TCACGTCCTACACGTCAACTAAGATCGGCCTTCGGCTCAAGGACCTTGGCGTCGAGAAGACGTTCTGGAATATCCGCGGTCGAGGTGTGAACGTATGGGGTCTGCCTCAGACGCTCTTCGCTGATCATGCAGACGTGGCTATCGACCTGCCGCCTCTGCCGGTCGGTGATGATGGGGACATCCTCTGATGCACATCATCCTCGGACCACCGGGAACTGGGAAGACCACGAAGCTCCTGACCTTAGTCGAGGAGTTCATGGATCGTGGTGTCCCTCCAGATCGGATCGGATATTTTAGTTTCACCAGACAGGCTGCGCAGGAGGCTATTAGCCGCGCGGTCAGACGCTTCCGCCTGTCGCCCAAGGACCTGCCCTACTTCAGGACCCTGCACAGTTTCGCAATGCTTCGCTGTGGCATTAACAAAAAGAATGTCATGACGTGGAAACACTACGAAGAGGCCGCTGAGTGGCTCGGTATCGGGGCTTTTCAAGAGCTCGCCCCGCCGAGCGAGGGACCGTATCAAGACTACGGCTTGGGTGATCGCTTCCTTGAGGTGATCAACATGTCGCGCATCTGCCTCCTGCCACTTCGGGAGGTCTACAACCGGTCGTCCGTGCCACTCACCACGGACTGGGCCAAGGTCGATTATGTCGATAGGGGTTTGCGGGCTTTCAAGAAAGCGAAGGACCTTTATGACTTCACCGATATGCTGGAGATGTTCCTCGAACAGCAACTCTCCCCACAGTTCGAAGTCGTATTCGTGGACGAGGTCCAAGACCTCTCCCCAATACAGTGGCGGATGGTCGAACAAATCGCACAGCGCAGCAAACAAATGATCGTGGCAGGAGACGATGATCAGGCGATCTATCGATGGGCGGGGGCGGACGTAGATTACTTCATCCGTCTCGCCGGGACTCAAGAGGTACTGGGGCAGAGTTTTAGAATACCATCCAGTCATCATGCGATCAGCCAACGTCTCATCCATCAGGTTCGTCATCGCCGGCAGAAAGAGTTTCGTCCTCGCGATGAAGAGGGGGTGGTGCAATGGCACCGTCACAGCGAGGAAGTTAACCTAGAAAACAGCGATTGGCTATTGCTCGCGCGCACCAGAAAAGGCGCGAAACAAATTGAGCAAGAGGTTAGGCAGCGCGGTCTTCTGTATTCGTTCAACCTCAGTGCTGACGTAGACAGCGGAGCGTTGTCCGCGATCCGTATGTGGGAAGCGCTGCGCAAAGGTGAACGTCTCCCGGCGGCAGACATCCGTCACGTGTATCGTCACATGCTACTTGGTGAGCAGGTGAAGCGTGGCCACAAGACGTTGCCTGGAGTTGAAGGCGATCAGGTGTTGAGCCTTGCTGATCTGACCAATGACCATGGCCTACTGACCACGGCCCCATGGGATGATGCACTCGGCGCCATCGGAGATAACGACCGTACATATTTCCGCGCATGCATTCGACGTGGCGAGAAGATGGACGAGAAGCCTCGGCTGCGAATCGCAACCATTCACACGGCAAAGGGAGCGGAAGCAACCAATGTCATGATGCTCACGGACTACCCATCAAAGGCTGTAAATTCGGTAAGAAAGGGTGTACATTCTGAGGACGATGAGGCTCGCGTGTTTTACGTTGGTCTCACTCGGGCGAAGAAAGAGCTCCATCTTATTCACCCAATGAGCGGCAAGGGTTATCCGATTCCATGAGCAAGCACCGTGAGGTTCTCGCATACTGCCTGTGCGGGAAACAAGAAGAGATTACCACGCTGCAGAGGGTCAAGAATCGCTGGCCTTCCTGTAATTGCAATCAGCCTATGAGGATTACGGCGGATGTCGTTTCAGTACGAACACGAGACAGAGTGGGTGATGCCGGACGAGTACCCGGATCTGACGGGAGCGCCGGAGATAGCAATCGACTTGGAAACCTACGACCCGCACCTGAAGACGAAGGGTAGCGGCTGGGCCACCAAGGAAGGTCACATCATCGGGGTTGCTGTCGCGATCCCCGGTAAGTCTTGGTACTTCCCGATTCGTCACGAGAATGGTGCGAACTTCGACGTGAAGGCAACCCTGCGCTGGGTCAAAGACGTGTGCTCGCAAGAGGACACGACCTATGTGTTTCACAATGCGATGTACGACGTCGGTTGGCTGCGCTGCGAAGGCATCGAAGTCAAAGGCAAGATCGTAGATACGATGATTGCCGCGCCGCTGATCGACGAGAACCGTTTCAGCTACGCGTTGAACGCACTCGGCCGCGACTATCTCAAGGAGACGAAGAGCGAGCGCACCCTGACCGAGGCCGCGAAGAGCATGGGCCTTGATCCAAAGTCGGAGATGTACAAGCTGCCGGCGCATTTCGTCGGGGCCTACGCCGAGCAGGATGCATCATTGACTCTACGTCTGTGGCACCACCTGCGGGGGATCATCCACGAAGACCAGCTAACCACGGTCTTTGACTTGGAAAGCAGCGTGTTTCCGGTGATCCTGGACATGCGGACCAAGGGTGTGCGGGTCGATCTTGAGAAGGCAGACCGGGTCAAATCCTTCCTGCAGAAGGAAGAGGATCAGATCCTGCATGCGGTGCAGAAGGTATACGGATCCGAGGTCAACATCTGGGCGGCGGCATCTGTCGCAAAGGCCTTCGATGCGGCGGGTCTTGACTATCCGCGCACGGCCCATGGCCAACCGTCCTTCACCAAGAACTTCCTCGCCAACCACCAGCATGAGCTGCCCAAGCAGATCGTCCGGGCGAGAGAGCTTAACAAAGCACGGACCACGTTCATTGATTCGATCACCCGTCATGCACACAACGGTCGGATCCACGCGGACATCCACCCGCTGCGCAGTGATGACGGCGGCACGGTGACGGGGCGGTTCAGCTATTCGAACCCCAACCTGCAGCAGCTTCCTGCGCGTGACGATTTCATCTCGCCTTTGATCCGCGGCTTGTTCCTCCCGGAAGAGGGCGAGCAGTGGGGCAGCTTCGACTATTCGTCGCAGGAGCCGCGCATCGTGGTTCACTATGCTTACCTGGTTCACAAGCATGCGCGTGAGAAGGGCGGTCGGTATGCCATGAACGGCGCTGACACATTCGTCGAGCGGTACCGGGAGGATCCACGGTCGGACTTCCACCAGCTCGCGGCCGACATCGTGGGCGTGTCGCGTAAGCAGGCGAAGACAATCAACCTCGGCCTCTTCTATGGCATGGGCGTCAACAAACTGAGCGAGCAGCTCGGTCTTGATCTGGCGTCTGGCAAGGAACTGTTCAGTCAGTATCACGACGCTGTCCCCTTCGTGCGCGAACTCAGCCACTACGTGACGGAGCGGGCGGACAAGAACGGCCACATCCGCACACTGCTCGGTCGCAAAGGACGCTTCGATAAGTGGGAGCCCAAGTCGTTCGGGGTTCACAAGGCGATGCCGTTCGAGGATGCACTGCGCGAGTACGGCCACCCACTGAAGCGGGCGTTCACCTACAAGGCGCTGAACAAACTGATCCAAGGATCGGCTGCGGACCAGACCAAGAAGGCGATGGTCGAGCTGCATGCCGCCGGCCTGACGCCAATGATCCAGATCCACGACGAGCTTGCCGTGTCCGTGAAGGATGAGGCAGAGGCCCGTCGTGTGATGGAGATCATGGAGAATTGCGTGGAGCTGGAGATCCCGTCGGTGGTCGATGCTGAGATCGGTCCGTCGTGGGGCGAGGCAAAAGCCTCGGTCGAAGAGGCGTTCAAGAAATCTTAAACATCTTCTGGTAGAATCTGCGGTGGTCGGGGAGAAGGAAATACCCCCGGCCATATGCAGAGATGATGGTGCAGTTGTCGTTGTTCAGCGCACGACGCAACCGATACACTTCCATACGCGGAAGCTGCGCGTAGTCGTTGGTGATCAACTGGTAGAGATGAGATGCCAATGTCTTGGTGATCTCTAGGTCGGTCGAAATCTCGTCGATCTTATCTTGCATGGTGGTCTCACTTTCTCCGAGACATTGTCAACGTGCGGTCGGATTGTCAATCGGATTGTGGATTATAGTAAGGACCTTTCCATCCGAGAGGATTACCACGCGGGACATCATTAGCTTTGTAGACACTCGGCTCTTCCCACGGCATCTGGTCTTTAACCCCAGCACGTTTAGCAAACGCCTCAATCCGCGCATGCTCTTTCTCCATCTCGGTCTTGACCAGCGTCATGTAGCCGAGGATATCGACCACGTTGTCCATGTACATCGGATCACCGCACAGCATGCGGGAGATCTTGGTCGCCACCAAGTCTAGCCCCTCGCGCATGTAGGGCGGCAGGAACTCCCAGTTCTGGGATCTTTGGAACGCCTCACGGATGGCCTGTGCTGTCTGCGCCTGCACTCCAAAGTCCCCGTACCTTGAACCACGGTCCTCAAGGATCTTGTCGATCTCAGACACTGGCCTTCTCCTCAATCTTCCAACGAAGGTTTTCTACTTCGTCCTCTAGCCGCTCGCAGCGGCGTTCGTAGTCCCGGATCTCCAGCTCGTACTCACGGGAGGTCATCTCAATGCTGGTCAGCACGGTGTACGCCCGGCGGATCAAGGCCTCCTCGTTGAGACGGTTCAGCTTCCGCTTGTAGATCGGCTCATAGAATTGGATCCGGTCGCGCAGGTCCTTGATGAGGTCTTCTACCTCTACGTCTGTGCGGGTCATTAGTGATCTCTCCTATCACTCGTGTCATGCGTTGCGGTCAGGTTGATGAAGGCGTCGTAGCTGATCTCGCACATGCGGAGGTACTCCTCCTTGTTGAGACCCAGCACTTCTGAGGCGAGGTTGCAGTTGGTGTAGGACAGGAACATCACGATCTGTCTGAACACGGCCGGCGTCAGGAACTCCTTCTCGCTTGCCGTCTCAAGCAGGATATCCAGCACCCCCTGAAGGGTGGACGGGATCTCCGCAATGAACTCGTCTTCCGTGTCGAAGTTGTCCGCCCAGTCACGCATGCGTTCCTTGATGTCTTCGTCGGTCATGACGGCCTCTTCTTTGGAGGTACGGGGTTGAACACCATGCGGTGGTGGTGAGCGCACCAGCTTCCTGTTCCCTTTACCGGGGCGCTGCACATCAGGGGATTCGGATCTTTCGGTATATTGGAAACGATATAGCGGCACTCGAACCGCCCTATCTTCATCATCCGCTTGGGCTTCACGTCCGGCAGCGGCGCGGCTTCTGGGATCAGGGCCTCGACCACGTCCTTCGGCAGGGTCTTCGTCGAACGGCCGGTCGGAGACAGGCCATCCTTGCGCGGCTTCTGTACCGTTTGTGGTACATGTAGCGGCTTGAGTTCAACGGGCTTAACCACGCGGTACCCTCCAAACTGTCGGTTGGAAAAGCCCAAGACGGAGTTCTTGCTGCGCTGAAGTTTCTTTGCCACCTGGGATGCGGTGGCGCCCGCGCGGACGAGCTCCATCAGGACGGCTCTTTCTTCCTCCGTCCACGGCCTACTGATCATAGTGATATTCCTATTTCTTG